TCTTGTCCCAATCTTCCGATTACAGAAATTCTAATCATTGTTTTGTTTTTTATATTAAAAATTTACTTCTTCTCCGTTGTCATCTTTATAAGGAACCCAATTATCAAATGCCTTTTGCACTGCCACATCTGGTCTTAAAATTATATTTTTATCGTTTATAATTTTCTGCAATGAATCCAATCCATTAAATAAAAATCTTCTAGTTTGGAAAAACATTTGGAACAAAATAAAGCCTTTTTTACCAACAATCTTTTGCCTTCTTATTTTTTTACTATGAAATTCACAAGATGGATTTTGAGGATCGGTTTGAGCAAATGGTCTATGGTACACAAGTATATTGTCCATTTTATTATTCCACATAGCTCCATCAGTTAAATCAAATACATCGGGGCATGGGTAGTTCCCATCGGCTGCTTTTTGCATTTTTATCGGATGCGCAATTATCCAAAAGAAAATATTATTTATTTGTGAAAATCTTGAAAATACGGATAATACCCACTCTAAATATTTATCACTTCTTTGAAACTTTTGATATTCATTTGTCAATTGGTTAAACGGGTCAATATCAACCCCATCAACATTCTCCTTAACAATTAGTTCTAAAAATACTTCCATTATGTATTGAGGCGTAGGTGATACATCCTTTGGGTAAACATAAAATACATGATGACAAACCAAGTCATAAACATACTCATACACTTGCTTGCTTGGTCTGTGTGTATTTGCAGGACTACAATCACATCCTAATATAATCTCAACAAAGTCGTGGTAGTACTCTTCGGGCGGATTATCTTCAGGCGAGAATGTAGCAAACTTCTCTCCGTACAACATTATCCTCATAGCTTGATACCATTTTTTAAACGAAGATTTACCATAGTTACCAATACCCGTAAGAACGGTTACCTCACCTCTTTTTGGCTTAAATCTTTCATCTAATTCAGGTATTCCAACGCCTTCCACTTTAGCATACCCTTCATCATAAATGCGTAACGCTTGCTCTTTTACATCAATTCCATATATTACATCTTTCAATTTAATTCCTTCATCAAATAAAACTTTTTCAACCTCTATTTCTTTTCTTGAAACTTTATCAACAAGCATCTCTTTATCAAATGACGCCCCTCCAAAGTTTTTTGAATTAGCTTTATATGCAGAACGAATTGCCCTATCAGCTTCGCTTTTTGTAAACTCCGAATTGGTTAAAAAATCACTATGTATCATTGAATTAGCTGTCATTTCATTAATACCAAATCGGCAACAAGCGGATGCTAATTTAAAGATAAAATTATTCCTTTCTCCTGTTACAAATGCTTCGTTTTTATTTGAAAGCCAAGTAACGATATTTTTAAAAATCTTTTGGTCATCATCATTCTTTTCGTAAACAACAACCTTCTCTATTTTCTTAATTTTTTTAAATACTTCAGCATTTTCGTTTATGTAAATTTCGGTGTCATAACTTTCATAACAAACCCGACTTACATTAATCCCACTTCGGTCAATTTCAGGAAAAACTTCTTGTAGGGCTTGAAAGTGTTCCCTATGCTTTGATCCATTAGCTATTTTTACCAATGCCTTCAATCCATTTCCAGAAGGGCTAATCCAACAAGCGTAAACAAATGGATTTGATATTATTTCAGTTTGCTTATCTCGTAATTCAAAAATATTATCAAAATCAAGTACAACAAAACCACTATGCTGAATTAATTGAACATCGGTTCTATCTGCTCCAAATTTTCCACTAAAGCAAATAGACGGAAGGTTTAATTTTATTTTATTTGCTTTCTCCTTATCAATTGTTTTTCTAATTTCCTCTACTATTGCCTTACTTTTACCCTGCTGTATTCTTTTCAATGCAGCTTCAATAGAAATATAATTTGGTTCCTTGGAAAAGATGTTCTTAAAAATAGTAATCATCGTTATATTGGTTTAAAGGCGTTTCTAGCGGTTTCTAATTCGTTCTGATACTTATTACCAATCTTGGGAGAAGCTGTCTTATTTTGCTTTAAAATGGCATCTACGACCCATCGCTTGATAGTTAGGTAATCTGATTTTGTTTTATATGACTTTTCAACTTTATACGCTGCCAAGTATTCATAAAAATCAGTTACATGCTTTTCACCAAATTCTGTAACAAGCTGTGAATGTTCTTTTTTTGTCAATAAAATATTTTCTTTAAATTTTATTTTTTTTTCTGCTTTTACCATATCCTTATCCATATCCTTAACCATATCCATATCCATAGACCCTTCCGAGGGGCTTATAAGGGGCTTATTGTTAGAAATTCTTAAATTATATTTTTCAAGCAATATGATTACAGAATTATGCGCTCTATTGTCGGGATTTAAACCAGATGGGTACTGAAATTCTAAAAAAGATGGTATAAACCACTTATTACCTTTATCAAAAATTATAATTTTCTCATCAAAACTTTTAATTGCTTCTTTTGAATCTATTTTTTCACCAATTCTTATTGCTGCAACCTCTATGTCAACCTGCCAAATACCTGCGTGGTCGCAATCATCGCAGATATATAACCAAAGGAGCTTATAAGCACCTTGTAAGCCCCTTATAAAGGGCTTCTTCCACTTTTCAGTGTCGGTAAATCTTTTAGCCATCTTTTTGTAATTAATCGTTAATAAAATCAGTGTCTAATGCTCTATTTATTTTTGCTAAATTTCTATCAGATAGCACAAATGTCCTTTGCTTAAATACAGAATAAAGTGTGGGGTAGGGTATTTGAGTCTTATCCGAAAGCCAAGCTAAAGTGCGCTCAATTCCATCAAGATGTAATAAGATGGCGCCTCTTACATCATTTTTAATTTCTTTTTCCATAAATTTTGATTGATTTAACACAAAGTAAAATATATTCAATCAAATTGCAAAATTTATTTTTGTTTATTTATTTAATTTAATTAACTTTGTTAAAATATTTATTATGGCATATAATAGTACAATAATAACCAAGAAAAAGCGTTGTGTAAATTGTGGTAACATTGATTATTGGTTTTCTAAAAAAATGTGTAAACAATGTGCTACCGTACAATCGACTCAAAAGAGAATGGAAGAATTTGAAGATAATGGAGAAAGTTTTCAAAATTTAGTAAGTGATTTAGATCATGTTTTTAGTCAATATATACGCTGTAAATATGCAGATAAAAATGGCATTACAGAGTGTTATACTAGCGGTAAAAAAATTAAATGGCAAGAAATACAATGTGGACACTTCATACCCAGAGCCAATTTAGGTACAAGATGGTTAGAGGCTAATTGCAGACCACAATCCTTGGATGATAATTATTTTAAATTGGGTAATTTAGAGGTGTTTGAAGAAAAATTATACGAAGAAAATAACGCTGTGGTAGAATATCTTCGAGAAACAGCAAGACAAGTAACTAAACCAACAAAAGATGAGCTAAAGCATTTGATTATTGAATACAGGTCAAAGCTGAACCTAGTAAAAAAGAAATTTGTTTAATTTTTACAGAGGTAATTGTTTTTTGTCGGTTTATTTATTTATTTAATTTATTTAGTTAATTTAATTTATCTTTGTAAAAAAATATATTTATGGCAAGATACCCTAGTCCAGATTCAGTTTCTTCAAAAGTAGCTGAAATGAAAATAGACGAAACGCTTATTTTCTTAAACCCATATACTTCGGTTATGGTAATGGTTTCTTTATTAAGAAGAAAAAAAGACCAAGCTCACAAGATTTTTAAAATAAAATACGCAAACGAAAAAACCGCTGTTACAAGATATAAATAAATTTTATGCACATACAAACCATTATTTACCAACGAACATTTAATTTAGGCAATTATTCATCTGAAAAAATAGGAGTTGAGTTTGCCATTAACCAAGGAGAGTCAGCTAATAAGGCTTTAGACATTGCTCGCGAGCTTGTTGAGGACTACCATAAACAAAATGTAGTTAGGTTAAAAGATTTGGGTTATTTTAACAATGAGCAAATTACCGAAGAGGTTATTCCTAGCCAATCAAAGAAATCTTTAGCTGAAAAAACAAAAGAATTTATAGATGCCTGCAAGACAGAGGAAGAATTAAAGGCTTGGGAGTTGATGGCTAAAAGTAATTCAGACATTTTAGAACATTACAATAATAAACTTAAAACTATAAAATAATGCTACTTACTGATGATGAGCAATGTATTATAAATTTAATATTTAATTGTAACCATAGAATAACACAACAAGAGATTGCCGCCTCACAAAGATGGTTGGGTAGCCACCCTGTTCACGAAATAGATAGAAGAGAATCAACATTAAGAAAGATAAGGCAGGTAATTCGTGATTTAAGGATCAAAAAAGGTTATATGATTCTATCTGATGCCAAAGGTTATTGGATAATGAAAGAAAGGCAAGAAGCCATTGAGTATTGTGAAAGAATTGAGCGTATGGCAAAGTCGCAAGCGCGCGCGTGGTTTGAAACATACAACGCAATGAGAAAGAATTTTAATTTAAGCTCGGATTATTTCGAACAACAGGGAAAACTATTTTAACTATGATAAATTTTAATGAATCCCTAATACGAGCAAGCTCTGTGGGGTATTTAATGACCGAACCTGTATCTAAAGCTGACAAAGAAGCGGGGTTACTTTCTAAAACAGCACAAAAACATTTATTGGATGTTTATATTACTGAAAAGTATGGTCGCAAACGAGATATTCAAACCAAACAAATGAAAAAGGGTATTGAAGTAGAAGGTAATTCTATTGAAATGCTATCCGAATACTTGAAAAAGCCATTAGAAAAGAATGAAGAAAGATTTAAGAATGATTTTATTACAGGATTACCCGATATTATTGACGGCAACCATATTATTGATGTTAAGTCTAGTTATGATTTGTGGACATTTCTAGGCAACTTGCCAGACAAACTAGATAATCTATATTATTGGCAAATAATGTCATATATGTGGCTTACGGGTGCTATTTCAGGCAGTATAGCCTATTGTTTATCAAATACGCCAGACAATATCATTGAGCAAGAGAAGTATTATCTTTTAAAAAAGATGGATGTTATTTCCGAAGAAAGCCCAGAATTTGTAAGGGAGGCTATGAAAATAGAGTTTAACATGAAATTTGATGATATAGATATTGCAGAGAGGGTATTGTTATATAAAGTAGATAGAAACGAAGATGATATTTTAAAAATACAATACAAGGTAGAAAGAGCAAGAGAATATTTAATCCAAATAGAAGAAACCCATAAAAATTTTAACAATGGCAAGTAAAAAGAAACCAAACATACCTGAAGGTAAAGAACCATTAATAGGCTGCGATTTCTGTATGCAATTTGATTATGACGAACCCCATGTAATTGGAGCAAGTCCAGATGAGCATGGAGCAATTGAATTAGTTATTAAGTCTTACTTGGATGCGGGTGTAACTTTTGTATGCCCAACGACAGGTAAAAAATTAAGAATTTACGCTCGCCCGTTGTCTGATGCAGGCAAATTGATTTTAGGTGAACCGGAAACTAGTCTTGTTTAGGTATAATTGTTCCAACTGAATAAGTAGCACCAACCGGAGCTTGTGTTACAGATGTTTCACCCGGCTTTGCTCTAATTGCTCTGCGCATTGGAAATGCTAACTCGTTAAGTGGACCAAAACATTCTGCTATAGTTACGCCATTAACTCTTTGTGGCAATATTTTACAAGGCATACACCACATATTGCTCATGCTTGTTTCTGGAGTATTTCCAATTGTGAATGTGCGATTAGCTGTAGGTAATGTTTCCCAAGATGGAGCTTGAGGAACTGAATCATAATACCAAAAATAAGACCACACTGTTTTATCTGTGCTATCTGGAGTTACTGATGGATCAGGAACCAATATATTATTTGCAATAGAAAAACCATCCATTACAGGACAAGCAGCCACTCCTTCTAAAAATTCTTTTCCTTCTACAGTAATTGTATTTCCTGTTGCTTTTGCACTAGATGCGCCACAAAAAGCAAATTTACCTTCAACAATTACTAATGCTTTTTCGTGAGCAACTTTTGGTTTAAAATTATTAACTAAAATTATAACAAAAATTACAACCGCAAGTGCCAATAATGACAATATTATTTTTTTCATAATTTAGTTTTTTATGTTCACCCATTGTATAAATCCGTCTAAAGTAATATTTAAGTTATCCTTAAACCATTGTTGTGCGTCAGGATATAAACTTGCTATAGGAATAGATGGAATTATTGGAATACTAGTGGTTTGCCATTGTGACCAAGCTATACCACCACCTGCATCATAATTATTAGAATAAGGAGGAGTTGGTGCAGAATATAGCATAGGAGATAACCCATCAATATTATTAGATGCAAATAAACCAGTCATAAGAATTTCAGTATCAGGGAAACCATAGGGTCCAGAATGACTTACGCCAACATAAACTTTTTTACCTATAAGTTTTATAGAAGCAAAGCATTGTTCAAAAGCATCTAGTAAACCCGCATCGCCTTGTTCAATATCAAACATTACCCCATCATAGCCAAGTGGCAACATACCTTCATTAATAGATTGAGTATTAGCGTTTAAAATATCTGCAGTCCAATTACCAGTATCAGCTCCACCACCTAAAGTTAAAATTTTAGATTGTGGAAGTGTTTCAAATATTGCGTCAGAATCCCTTAATGCACTTGCTAAATCAGGCCATCCACTATATGCAATTCCAAGATTAATGCCTTCGGGTAGATTATTACCTGCATCCCATGTTTGAAACCACATTCCAATTGTTTCAGATTGTTTCATTTTGTTTATTTTTAAGATTTTTTATGAGTATTAGCGAATTTACGAGCAGCTTCTACGCTACCAAATCCCCAAGCTTTTAATGCTAATGCTTTACGACTTGGTTCGCCATTTGGTTTTTTCATTGACCCCATCATACCTGCAAATCTAGCTGCAAATGAAACTCTACGAGGATTAACACCTGCTTTAACAGGAGCTTTCAAGTTTCCACCTGTTTCTGCATTATAAGATGCACGACCTTTAGCATTAAGCCCACCTTCAGGATTTTTTCCTTCCTTTCTTTGCCAAGCTCCAGACATAAATTACATTTTTTCTTGTGATTTAATTTTCTTTTCTTGTTTTAACATTGCGGCAGTTGGTTTTTTACCACTACCCTTGTTGGCACGAATATTATCCCATAAACCACGAGGTGAATATGATCCATCTGCTCGTTTCATCATTTTTAGTTTACTTTTCAT